CCGTGTCGGCGTCCTACGTCAAGCCATTCGGGTTCAAGCATGCGCCCGATAGCCCGCTCATCTCCGCAATGGCGATGGCGCGCACCACCCCGACGGCGCCCGCGCCAAAGACCAAGGACACATCCATGAACCTCTATCAGACCCGCGCGGTGCTGGTTGCCGCGATCGCCAAGTTCCAGAAGGATGGCGGCACCCAGGAAGAGATCGACAAGATCCGCAATTCCGCGATCGCGCTGGATGCCAAGGACGCCCTGCCGCCGACTGGCGCACTTGCCATGTCCCCGGCACAGCAGCCGACGGACACTTCGGTTGCGGCGATCACTGCCGCCGACGTTCAGAACGCCGTCGCGACCGAACGCGCTCGCGTTGCTGGCATCCGCACCCTCGGCGTCAAGCACGGCATGGAAGCCGGCTTCATCGACGAGCTGATCAACTCCGACACCACCCTGGCCGCCGCGCGCGAGAAGATCCTCGACAAGCTCGCCGAAGCCGGCGATGCGGCCAACGTAGGACACAACGGCCCCGCCCGCGTGACGCAGGATGCCCGCGAAAAGTTCATTGAGGGCGCAACCAACTGGATCCTGGTTAAGGCTGGCGTTGCCAACCTCGTCGAGAAGGCAGCCGCCGCTCGCGGTGAAACCCTGAAGATCGATCCGGGCGAGTTCCGCGGCGTCCGCAACGTCGATCTGGCCCGCGAAGCTCTGTCCAACATGGGTGTCAACTGCCAGTCGCGCGACCCCGACGTCATCGTTCGCGACGCGATGACTGCTCGCAGCGCGATCATCACCCAGACGACCGGCGATTTCCCGATCCTGTTCGAGAACGCCATCCATCGCACGCTGCAGGCGGCTTACGCGATTACGCCCGACACCTGGTCCCGTTTTGCCGGCACCGGCTCGGTTACCGACTTCCGCCCCCATACCCGTTATCTGCGCGGCAGCTTCGGTGCGCTCGACAACGTCAACGAGGCCGGCGAGTTCAAGAACAAGCCGATCCCGGATCTGGCGAAGGAACAGATCAGCGCCACCACCAAGGGCAACATCATCAATCTCAGCCGGCAGGCGATCGTCAACGATGATATGCAGGTTTTCTCGGGCCTGGCCGTTGACCTCGGCCGCGCCGCGAAGCTGACGATCGAGATCGACGTCTACGCCCTGCTCAATTCGAACCCGCTGATGAACGACGGCATTGCGCTGTTCCATGCTTCCCACGGCAACCTTGCCGGCGCAGGCGCGGCTCCCTCGGTCGCAGCGTTCGATGCGATCGACGTCGCCATGGCGCAGCAGAAGGATGTCAGCGGCAACGAGTTCCTTGAAATCGCGCCGTCCGTGCTGCTGGTGCCGCGCGGCCTGCGCGGCGCCGCCATCACCGTCAACGGCAGCGAATATGACCCGGATGCGGTCAACAAGCTGCAGAAGCCCAACATCGTCAAGGGCCTGTTCAGCGATGTCGTCGCCTCGCCGCGACTGACCGGCACGGCATATTATGCCTTTGCCGATCCGCAGGTGGCGCCGGCAATCGAGGTGGTCTTCCTCAACGGCGTCACCGAACCCTTCACCGATAGTCAGGAAGGCTGGCGCGTCGACGGCGTCGAATGGAAGGTTCGCCATGATTACGGCGTCGGCGCCGTCAATTGGCGGTCCGCCTACAAGCAGCCGGGGGCCTGATCGCTTAGCGATCGCCACAAGTGACCGGGGAGGCTCCGCCCTCCCCGCATCTCAGGAGAATGATCATGAAGTTCGTGAAGCTGCGGACGTCGGCCCATGTGAATGGCGAACTGCGGCACCCCCATGAGGGCGTGCTGCACGTCACCAACGAAGAGGCTGAGCGCCTGTTCGAGAACGAAAGCGCTGACGACGTCACCGCCGACTTCGATGAAGAGCAGGCCGCTTCTGCCCCGAAGGACACTGTCACCACCGCCAAGTCGCCGCCCAAGGCGGCTGGCGCCAACAAGGAGTAACCAGCCATGGCAGGCAATTTCATTCATCCGGGCGATACCATGACCTTTGTCGCCCCCTATGCGGTCGCCAGCGGCGCCGGCTTCCTCGTCGGCGCCGTGTTCGCGGTCGCTCTCAATGCCGCCGCGAATGGCGCGAGCGTCGAGGGCAAAGTCAATGGCGTCTGGACGCTCGCCAAGGCGACTGGCGAGGCATGGGTGGCATTCACCACCAAGCTCTATTGGGACAACACCAATAAGCGCCTCACCAGCACAGCCAGCGGCAACAGCTACGTAGGCATCGCCGTGCAGAATCAGGCGTCGGGTGATACCACCGGCCGGGCGAAGCTGAACGGCGTGCCGGCCTGATGCCTGATCCGTTCGCTTCGGCGCTGGACGTCATTTTCCATGCGCCGGGCTCCGAAGCGGCGGAACACACCTCCGTTTATGGGGTCCATAGTCCCGGCGTGCGTATCATCCGCGGACGCAATGAACAGATGGCGCGTCTGGGCGATGGCCAGATCATCACCGGCTCCATCATCATCGAGATCCGCAAATCGGACGTCGCCGAGCTCATGGACGGCGACACGCTCATCGTCGGCGCTATCAGCGAGACTGAAGAATTCGTGCCCGCCGAAGAGCTGCGGCTGACCGGCGAGGCTGTCAGCGATGCGGAGGGCCTGACGTCGACGATCGGCGCCGAGCCGGTCAATCCCTCCCGATGAGGCCAACAGCGCGGCGATCGAGCGCGCCGCTGTCCGACCAGCTCTATTCCGTCGAGGGCGAGATCGCCGCCGACATAACCGCGATCATGGTCGAGGAAGCGACCGGCCTGAAGGATGATTACCGCAAGCAGGTCCGCGAGGCCGGCATGGGCAATCGCCTCGCCAACACCTGGCGGTCGGAGACCTATCCCAAGGGCGGTCGCTCGCTCAATCCGGCTGGCTATGTCTGGTCTAATGCCCCGGCGATCATCGATGCTTTCGCGAAGGGCGCATATATTCGCCCGGTCAATGGCGCGAAGTGGCTCTGGATCCCGACCCGCAACGTGCCCGCACGCCGCCGGGCAGGATCCTACTCTTCATCGGTGAAGCGCTCCAATGGCAGCCGTATGTCGCCTGAAGAGGTCGAACTGCACTTCAATGCCGAGCTTCAGGTGACGATCGAGGGCAATCACGGCCTCGCCTTCATCGACGTCGTTTCTGGCCTGTCCGGCGGATATCGGCAAGCGACTGCCGGTCGCACCCGTGGGCGTCGGGGGATGGCGCCGCGCAAATCCAAGCCGGTGCTGATGTTCACGCTGGTACGCGGGGTGCGCATGCCGCGCCTGTTCGACCTGGACGGCCCGGCCCAGCAGCGCGCGGCCAATGTGGCTCGGCGCATCCAGGCAAAATGGGGCTGATATGGCAAAGAGCTATGAGGTGGATCTGGCTGTAGCGGAGATGCTGCAGCTGGCGATCCCGGACTATCGTTTCGTGACGCTGGAGGATGACGGCGCCGATCGGCCGCGCCGGATCGACCCGCATGGCACCGTCTGGCTGCGCGACGGCGAGCCGGGCGAGCCCGACATCGATCTGTCGCCACCGACCTATCATTATAGCCACCGCATCCCGGTAGAGATTGCGGCCTATGTCTCGTCCGAGCCGCTTCGCCAAGTGCTGGACCGGATGGCCGGTGCGGTCGGCGCGGCGGTCGCTGCCGATCGCTTCCTGGGCGGCTTGGTCAGCTATCTGGATGTGACGGCGCTGGAACTGGTGAACATCAATGTGACCGGCGGCCAGACGCAAAAGGGCGGGATGTTCGACATCATCGCCACCTATTCGACCAACAGTCCCCTTTAAGAACGGAGAACGACCATGGCATTCGGCATGGGTATCAACGCCGTCATGCATGCGGTGATGGAGTCGGCCTATGGCACCACGCCAGCCAGCGGCTTTCGCAAATTGCCGTTCGTCAGCCATTCGATGGGCGAGGAACGGCCGCTGATCGAGGATGATCAACTGGGCTTCGGCCGGGAAGGGCTGGACCCGGCCTATGATGTCGCGACCAATGATGGCGATATCGTCGTTCCGGTCGATCTCCACGCTATCGGCTTCTGGCTGCGCGGCCTGTTCGGCGCACCGACCACGACCGGCAGCGGCCCCTACACGCACGCCTTCCAATCGGGAGCCGCCGCGCTGCCCAGCCATTCGATCGAGATCGGCACCCCCGAAGTCCCGGCCTTCTCCGTCCATTATGGCGCGGTAGTCAACCAGCTGCGCATCGCCATGGCTCGCTCTGGCATGCTCAATGCCACCGTGTCGCTGATCGCGCAGGGCGAAAGTGCGCAGTCAGGCGCGTCGGTCGCCGGCACCCCGCTCAACCTCCAGGCGGCGCGGTTCGCGCAGGCCACCGGCGTGATCAAGCGCGCGGGCGTGGCGCTGGGTAACATCGTCTCGGCCGACCTCTCCATCTCCAACAGCCTCGACAAGGTCGAGGTGATCCGGCCCGATGGCCGCATCGGTGGCGTCGTGCCCGGCGTCGTCCAGGCCGCGCTGCGCATCACGGCGCGGTTCGACAGTCTCGACCTGCTCAACGCGGCGACCGACGGCACGCCGGTCAATCTCGATGAGATTGGCTGGATCAGCGGCACCAGCAGCCTGAAATTTGCTCTGCCCCGCGTCTTCCTGCCGCGCGGCAAGCGCCCGATCACCGGCCCGGGAGGCATCCTGCAAGATTTCAACTGTCAGGCCGCCGCCGCCGTGGGCGGTCACAAGGTCAGCGCCACGCTGATCAACAGCGTCACCAACTACAGCGCCTGAGGAGATCGATCATGACCAAAGCCAAGGATCAGACGGTTCCGGACGCCGTCGCCAACGAGATCGCCGCGCCGCTGGCAAGCACCGTGGACGTCGCGACCGAGGAAGCTGCGCCGACCCATGTGAAGCTGCACGTCACGCCCGCCGCGATCATCGGCAAGGTGCGCGTGATCGATGCGGATAGCGGCGAGCTCATCGCCAATGTGATCGAGGCCGATGCGGAAGCCGGCAAGCTGGAGCGCTATGTCGTCGAGGGCGGCGCGCTGGTTCGCGACGGTGATCGCTTCAAGACGATCGCTGAAGATCGGGCGATCCGCATCGAGTGGGCGACCTCGCGGCAGAAGACCAGCTTCTGATGCTGAACCTGGACGCGGAAAAGACGGCGCAGGAGCCTTGGTGGTTCACTGTCCAACCGGCCAAGGGCGACCTTCCGGCGGTCGAAGTGCGTTTCGTGCCGATCGGCCGTATGGCGCTGCGCCTCGCGCGGCGCGCAGCGGCCGCCGCCATTGGTGCGGACTTGCCCGACGACGATGAAGCGATGCTGTCGCCCGACCTGATGGAGAAGGCCGGCGACGTCATGTCGGAAAGCCTGTTGCTATCAGGGATCGACCAATGGCGCGGCGTCGGGGACGCGGCCGGCGATCCGGTGGAGGTGACGCCTGAACGGCTGAAGCTGTTCCTGGCCGATCCGCTGCGGTTCGAGAAACTGGATGAGGCCTATGTCCGCCCCTTCGTGCTGAAGGAACTGGAAAAAAACGTCTCATCGCCCTTGCCGGATGGCACTTCAGCGGGGGCGACGCAGGTGCAGGATATTGCCAATCGGTCTGCCAGGCGCAGCGCAAAGGCCAGTGC